GGCAAGTAGGGCAGATGAAGTCGCAACAACCGCAATCGTCGCAGTCGTCGTCACAATCTGAGGACTAGGTAGATATTTCTCTACAAAACCTACATCCTCATACAAAGTAATACATATAGTTTTATCTTCATTCCATTCATGTCCTGAAACCTTTTCGTTTCCACTGGTAGTGTAATCACCTACACGTAAATCACCAGGACCAGGACAATCTTTCTCTGGTGTATCAGAAGGTATAGAAGGTGGACTTGGTGTATCAGGAGTTTCTGGTGGAGGTGGTGGTTCACTATCCATACCATCAGGTTCTGGTTCTTCTGGTACCACTGTAGTCCATGTAAGTCCTTGGGATTGATAATCAACTGGTTGATAAGAAGGCATACCAGAATCACACAAGGTAGTATTACCTTTAGGATCATCATTAACCAACATCTTATTTTTAGATCTCTGCTTTAGATTCTCCTTGTGTACAGTAACACAACCAGGCATATCTACAATCGGTTTACCTATATTAACTACTACGGGAACTTCAGGAGGAATTGCTTCTGGGTTTGTATATAACCATACACGATTCTCAGGAATATCTAGTTTCCTTACATTTGCCATATACACATTAATATTACGAACTCCTCTAATACCTACATTGGGTATAGAGGAGTTTTGTGTATTGATAAAAGGAATCATTTAGTCTTTCCAACCACCTGCTTTTAACCAGTTATTATAATGTGGGTTGTCCCAGTTATCACTAATCTCATAGGATGGAATTACAACCTCTTGGATATATCTCCTATTCTCTTCGACAAGTTTAACCTTATGATCTATTTGAGCACCCCACCAAACTGCTGCACCTAATTGTGCTGCTAAGAATGTAAGTACTGGAATTGGAATGTTTTTCATTTTACCTCTGTGGTACGTTGTTTCTATAATCTATTTGTGGTGCTTTTGTTGTTGGAACCACAGCACCAGTTTGTGTAGGAATTAATTGTTGTATCCTTGCATCTATGTAAGGAGCAAGTTCAGTCATAACTCTATCAACAGTAGCATCTCTACGTTTCTCTGGTCCTTTATTTACCTTATCCATAACTTGATTGCCACCAACAAAACTACTAGTTCCCACTGCGAGAACTGCTCCTCCTGCAACTAAGGTGTCTTTAAGTTCCATGTTTCTCGTATTCCTCCGTAGGTATGGACCATTCAGCGTATAAACGTCTTCCCGTTTTACCCTCTATGTCAATGTATACTTGATTGTTACTCTGCCAAAGTCCCAAAGTGTCTCCTAATTTCACGTAGAGTTTCAAAATCTTTCTGTTTAGTGCCGCCATCATATTCCCAAGCATAACCCTCTGTAATCATTTGTTCATTTAAAGATACATCTGCATCCCCAATATATAACCATCCTAGAAGCCTACCATATTTTCCAACACCACCTTTAAGTTCAGTTCTAATAAGTAACTCTTCATCACCTTTAATAGTTTCTGTTAGTTTTTCTTTCAACCAATTAGTAGCATCTATTCCCAATGCCTTCTCTTCTAAGTCTCTTGTTCTCTTCTCTGGAGTATCAACTCCTGCAATTCTTACCCGTTCTTTCTTGAATAAATCGAATCCAAGATCTATCAGAACATCTATCGTATCCCCGTCCAGCACCTTGACTATCTTCGTTACTCGGAAGTTGTAACAAGACTTCCTGCTTGGGGGTGTCATCGCTCCCATCATCATACTCCATAAGTGTATTATTTAGCATCTCTTCAACTGGAGTTCTAGTCTGCTCACTCTTATAGTTCCTCATGTCCTGAATCATCTGACCCATGTTCAGTGGGGAGGTTACTATGTACAACGGGGTTAGGATTCCAATCATCGTATTTAAAAATCCAGTAGAGTGTAACACATACTCCGATTAAGAGCAAGCCTATCATAATATTTATTGACCAGACTACTTCTTCCATACCCAAGCATGATCATAAGTGCCCATTGTTTTTGTTATATTATTTCGTGCTCTAAAGTTATTTACTGCAACTTCAATATCTTTACAATGCCAATCATGTCCAGCAAAAATTCCACCATACTTAACCTTTGGATACCATACTTCAAGATCATTATCTGCCTGTTTACCAGTTAGATAAGCATCTAAAAATATAAAATCTAAAGACTCATCATCAATATATTCTGCTGCTTCATTAGTATCCATTTCATGAAATCTTACCTTATGTTTTTGTGCAGAATACTCAACATGATGATAAAATGTATACTTAATCATATCAATTTGTTTTCTATCAAATATCAATCCAGGTTCCGATGATTGATATGCATCAGGAATTAAATAATCATCATAAGGTTCAAAAGAATCAACCCCATGTAAAAGTTTAATATTTGGACAGTTATCAAGTAAGGTGCAAAAGGAACGTCCAGTGAATACCCCTATCTCAGCACCTACCAAATCATCACCATGAGATGCAATCATTAGTATTAGAGATCTTACATCTGCTTCTTTATCATTACGAAAACTATAAGGTTCAGTCATTTTTTTACCAATTTGTTAATATATTCGGGAACAGTCCATGCCATATCATAATATGAATCTCCATCACCCCATTCACCTAATGGAACAATATTAAATGCAAGAGAACTTCTTGGTGCATCATTATTATGTTTCTTTATTTGATGTTGGAGATAGCTTGGAAATATTAATAATAAACCAGGTTCTGGTGTAAATTCCCATGCTGCACAATTAAAATGATTAGGTTCTATAATATCATGATGAGAAAAGTAAAACTCAAATAGATCTATATTGGGATTATCAAATGATATTCCACCAGTTCCTTCACTATATTCTTCTTGATAATAATATACACAACTCCAAAAACTATTCTTATGAGAATGAACTTGAGATCCTTCTCCTCTTTTACTGAAAGTAAACCAAGATGTAGTTATTGCCCAATCTCTCTTCTTATATCCAAGTTGTTCTTCAGCAACAGAAATAAATTTGTTTAATAAAATTTCTTTAGTTTTTGGATATTTTTCTAATACTCTCTGACTTCCTGCTGGTTTTTCATAATCATCTTTCTGTTCATGACTAACAGTATATTCATTATGTCCTAATAATTCACTAGTATCTTCTTTCACATACACCTGAATAACAGGTGAAGGAAATAAATTAATAACATTACAATCCATAATATAAATTTAAAGTTTAATCTCGTTGTCTCCAGTCATCAGACCGTTCATTATGAAACCAGTCTACCACATCTTGCGGATCTCCGAAACCCCTGCGGTGATGAGTTGAGTCGGGGTCTCCTAAATTCAACTCATTCAGAAAAGAATCCGTTGGATCCATTGCTATTTTTCTTGCAGTATTTAGCATACCTCTTGCTGCGGTGTTCGCCTTTGATAATTTATTTGCCCATATCATATCTTCTAAACTTACTTCGACTCCAGCAGCTATATCTTTACATATTGCTGCTAGTCTCAACCGATATTGAGTAGATAGCATAAGATTAATATATTTGTATTATTATTTATGTCTATACCTGTGGGGATTACGAGGTCCGTCTATTGAGAAAAACGCTATGGGTAGAAACATTACCCAACTGAAGAGAGCAAGGGTATTCATATTCTGCCCTACCCAATGTATTAATAAATTAAACATATGCTTGTGCTGCAAGCCATGTTGCCATACCTAAAGATGTTCCCATGATGGTGAGTCTACTCATCCACCACATTATCTCGTGTTTATTTTTAATCATCTTAGTGTCCCATTGGAATTCCAGAGGACATAAAATCAGAAATCCTTTGTACTTCTTCTGTTACGCAATAGTCAATAAAAGAAGGATGCTCCTTTAGTGCAGGAACA